TTAGAATTGCTTGAAGAAATTAAAATGTTACAAGAAAACATGGAGTTTCTTATATCAGAAAAAACTAAAAAATTAAATAAAACAAAAAACAAATAATTATGGAAACTAAAACAGTAGAAAACATCGTAAAACACCAAAACGAATTAACACCAGAAAGTTTAGAAAAGTGTATTGAACAATTAGAAGTAAATGTACAAGATCTACATTCACAGGTAGACATGATAAACAATGATATAGCAACAAAGAAACGAGCTTTGGAAGATCTAAATAAACCAGAACTTACACAAACTCAACTAGATATAATTACAGACGCTATAGGAAAATTTGTAGGAAACTTAGAATTTAGTGAACAAGATTTTGACATAGACCTAACAATGGGTTATGATAATAAAGTAGAAATAGATCATTTACAATTTAACTCTTCTTGTGATATGGAAACTGACATAATGCATTATATAGAAAAACAATTCAAAATTGTACAAGAAAAATCATCTATAGACGAACAAGTTAAAGAAAACTTAGGACTGTGAAAACATTTAATATAGAAATACACAGAGTATACAAATGTTGTTATGAATATGAAGCAACAGATGTACAAGAAATAGAAGACATGATCAATTGGGATATTAATGATAATGTAACAGACGAAATGTGTGATGATTTTTGGGAAAAATTAGGATACCAAGAGTTAGAACAAATGGACGTAGAAGTAACTGATTACAAAATATATGAGAAAGGTAAGGAAAGACCTTGGAAAAGGATTTGATGATTTTGACTGTAATCCAGTTGGTAAAGCTAGAATAATAGCAGACGCTATGACAGGAGATACGTACAGACAAACAAAAATATTTAGTAAAATATGTGAAATATTAACTGGTGACGAAATAAATGAATTTTATAAACTTATAACAATTAAATCTAAACAATTAAAATTATGGGAACAAGATCATTAACAAAAGTAATAGAAAGCTATACAGGTGAAGATGGAAAAACAAAAAGAGAAACTTTAACATGTATGTATCGTCAATATGATGGATATTTACGAGGACACGGTCTAGAATTAGCAGAATGGTTACAAAAATATACTATTGTAAACGGTATAAAACTAGACGAAGAAAGACTTATAGCTAATGGCATGTCGTGTTTAGCTGCACAAATGTTTTTTCATTTCAAAGATGGTCCAGGTAATATTTATTGTTACCCTCCTGATTCAAGAGATTGTGGTGAAGAATATTTGTACGAAATAGAAAATGGCAATGAAAATCTATTAATAACAGTGTATGACACTTGGAACAATAGAGAATTATTTCACGGTACACCACAAGAATTAATAGAAGAAGTTATAGGAGTTGAAGCCTAGAAAACAACACGTTATTTTAAAACAATTAATTAAATATAATATGACTAAAGAACAAATTAATGAAAAATTCTTTGAAAGTTTATTTGAACAACAAATGTCAGAAATAGAAGGACATAAATTAGATAAACGAGATAAGGACAAAGCTATTATAGAAGCTCACGGAATAATAACTAAATTATTATTTGAGTGGGAAATATCTAATAGAGACAAAGAAACTACAGAAAGAGCGATTAAATGGTTATCACAAAATAGTACAATATGACAGCAAGTGAAATATCAACATATTTAGTTACAGAATACGGAGAGTGTAGACACGATGCTCACGCTTTAGCAGACGCTATAAATCAGACACAACAAGATATGGATTATGACAATGAATGGGACTTGTTCCATTTATTAGTAGAAAACACACCTATACCATCTTTACATACACACAGTTATGGTTTTCATACTGCAAACGGTAGAGGTATTATAGAAAGAATAAAATCATATTACTATGAATATTCAGTTTGATGACTGGTTAAAATCAACACGTCAATCTTACCAAGATCCCACTATGTGGGATGGTGAGGTTGATTGGTGTAAACGTTGTGACAGTGAACCTAAATATGAAGATACAGATGTGTGTAACAGTTGTATAATAGAATTAGAAGAAATGCGAGATAACAGTTTGTGTTGTGGAGATATATTACATGTAGACACAAATAGATGTACATCTTGTTACGAATGGAGCGAAAGTGAGTTTGAAAACTTTTGTGAAACAGAAAACTTTAACCCTAAAACATATAAATATGCCTAATTATTGTTGGAATGTATTAAATATTACTGGTCCTGAAAAGGATATAAACGAATTTCTTAATAAATCAAAAATCAAAGAAGATGACAATGGTTATGAAAAACATTTTAGCTTTAGCGGTACAGTACCAGAGCCTGATTATAAAACAACACCAGTAAAATTAACTTATCCAGAAATTGATGCTAGACACGCTAAAACAGATAAAGAAAGAGAAGAAATTATGAAAAACAAACCCACTATTCGTAAAGATAGTTGGTGGGATTGGAGAGTACAAAATTGGGGAACTAAATGGGAACCAATAGATCCTGATGTAAATTATATAAAAGAAGGTATAGTAATTACTTTTGATTCAGCTTGGTCCCCACCTATACAATGGTTACATACAGTACATTTAGACTATCCTGATTTAAAATTTCTACTAGAATTTGAAGAACCAGGAATGAATTTCTATGGGCATGTAGATGCTTACGGAAAAAATGGTATCTTTGACGAATTTGAAGATGATTTAGACAAGCTTCATGAAGAAGAGAACTTACCAGTGGTATAAAAACACTTATAGAAAAAAATGTATGAAGACAAAGACATAGAAAGAATACTGATAGGTAAACTTATTGTACATCCTGATCAGTATGTAAAACATCACGCAAATTTATCGTCAGATTTATTTGTGAATGTGACATGCGTTAATATTTACAATTCTTATACTAAATTGTTGTCTAAAGGTATAGCTCCTGATCTTGTAAACTTATCACAAGATTTAAAAGGTACAGAAGATATGATATCTATTACACTTTCTAGAATGTGTAATGAAGACGCTTTTTTACCAATAGAAACAGAAACTTGTATAGTTAGGTTGAAAGATGCTCAAACTAACAGAAATATATATGAGTTTGCTAAACAACTGTCTATTTATTTAGAAAATCTAGAAGATTCTGAAAAAATATTAGATTATATAAATAAAAGTATAGGTAAATTAGATGCAAATAATTTAGTAAAAGATAAAGAAATTAACGATCAATTGTTTGATGTGTTAGCTGAGTTAGAAAGACGTATAAACTCTGACGGTCTAACGGGTATACCTACAGGATTTAATTCACTAGACAAGTTTACTGGTGGATGGCAGGACACAGATCTTGTTATTGTAGGTGGTGCGTCTTCTATGGGTAAAACTAGTTTAGCAATGTCATTTGCTTTAAACGCTGCTAAACAAAAAGTACCAACAGCTATATTTTCTTACGAAATGAGCTATCAACAATTGTTAATGAGAATGATATCATCAGAAACAGGCATAGATAATAAATGGTTGTTAAATGGTACGTTAGACACAGATAACTTAAAGTTAATTCAAAATGAAATAACTAGGATAGAAAAGTATCCTCTATATATTGATGATTGTAATAGAACATCACTATCTTATTTAATAAATAGAATTAAAAAACTTAAGGCTACGAAAGATATTAAATTAGTTCTTATAGATTATTTACAATTAGTTAATGCTAGCACTAAGAAAAATAATAGAGAACAAGAAGTTAGTTTAATAGCTAGGTCCTTAAAAAACATTGCAAAAGAGTTAAACATAACGGTTATTGCGTTATCACAACTTAACAGAGGTGTTGGACTAAGGACAGAAAGTCGTCCTACTATGGCAGATCTTAGAGAATCTGGTGAAATAGAACAAGCAGCAGATGTTGTAGCTCTTGTATATCGTCCTGAATACTATGGTATTACAGAGGTAGACGGTGAAAACACTAGAGGTTTAGCTGAGATAATATTCGCTAAGGGCAGGAATATTGGTGTAGGAAAAATAAATATGGAATTTATACCAAGTTTAACAAAATTTGTGGACAAATAACCATATATTTTTCGTATATTTGACCAAGAAAGCAGACATTTAATGACCAAGAAAAAAAGTAAACTGGACGATATCGTTACAGAGATATCCGTAGAAATTAATATTAGTGAAAAAGACGTAAAAAACGCACTTAAATGGACATTTAAGCAGATAGTCACAACCCTAGTTTTGTGGAGAAAACCAGTGATGATCAGAGGTTATGTTAAATTTGTTCTCGCTAAAAAGGGAATCAAAAAGATCATAGAAGATTACAACAAATATAAAACAAAATTAAAATGAATTTAGAAGATTTAAAGAAAGAACTACCATATAAATGGAGAGTTCAATCAGCTAGGTATGGTAAAGCTACTTGTGTAGCTTACATAGACGCTAGAGATTGTCAAGACTTATTAGACGAAGTAGTAGGCCCTGAAAACTGGCAAAGTATATTTTACGAAGAAAATGGATTACTATTTTGTAAAGTGGGCATTTGCTGTGATGGAGTAAAGGCTGGTAAAGGTGGAGATCCATACTATCAATGGATATGGAAATCAGACACAGGGTCAGAGTCTAATGTAGAAAAAGATAAAGGACATGTATCAGACGCTTTCAAACGTGCGTGTGTATCATGGGGTATAGGTAGGTTCTTGTATAGACTACCAATACAGACACTTAAAACTAAGGATTACAAGGGTAAAGAATATCCTTATGCACCAGAAAAAGATAAAATTATCTTTGATGGTGATACACTAACAAAATATATTAACTGGAAAATTAAAAACAATAAGTAATGTCTGCTATATTAGCGACTAGGATTGCGCAATTACAATCAGAAAAATATACACGTATAGAATTACGTGAAGAACTAAGGCATCTTTACGTTAGATTAAGTAAAGAAGAGTTAGAACAAGAATTAAGAATAACTGAAAATAATATAAAATCAAAAAACAAAAAAAATGGACAGAACAGTAGCATTTAATTTACAAGACGTAGAAGCGGGTACGAAACAAAAATCAACTAAAGACACAAAATATATTACAGAAGGAGCATATAACTGTGAAATAATAAGTGTAGAAACCTCAGCGTCTAGAGATAATTATAACGGAGCTCCATACATTATGTTTAATGTAAAATCTGGAGATAAAATAGGTAGAGCTAGATTTTGGGCTATAAGAGAATCTGATAAACCATCTTCTAAAGAATGGAAAGCAAAACAATTAAAAGACTTTTTAGTTAATTGTGGTGTTACAGACTTTACAGATGACACAGAATCTATTAGACAAGCAGTTGGTAAAAAAGTAAATATATGTTTTACATATGAAGAATATATATCTTACAATAAAGAAACTGACGAACCATTAATAAGAAAAGCTATAAAATATAGATGGTCATCTAAAGATGGACAAAAAATTGCTTATAAGGAAGATTATAATCAACCATTATCTAAAGAAGATATGAAAGATTATATGCAAAAAAAGGAACAGTTTGATTCTGCTTCTACACCAGAAGAAACAGAAGATCTACCCTTCTAAGTAAAGCTGGCAAATTTAGGGTAGAGATATTTTATTATCTTTGCCCTAAAAATGTCAGAAATATTTATACCAGGAAATGTACCTTCATCTAAAAATGGAAAAAGATGGACAGGAAAGTATTTAATACACTCTAAAACAGTTATGAATTATATTAAAGAATCTAAAAATGATTATATAAATAATAAAGAATTGTTTATAGACATGTGTAAAAACAAAGAAACACCTTATACAGTATCCTTTACGTTTTACAGAGGATCTAGAAGAAAGTTTGACTATATTAATCCTGCACAAACAGTACAAGATCTTATGGTTAAGTATGGTTATATAGAGGATGATAATTGTGAATATATTATACCCTGTTTTGAACCATATGAATACAATAAAGAAAATCCTGGCGTTAAAATTAAAGTATTATGAAATACGTATTTGTAGATAAATTTATAGAAGATTTTTGTGAACACTTTGATACACCTAGTAGTGTTTTACTGTCTCAAAACAGATCTAGAGATCTAGTAGATAAAAGAGCTGTTTTAGCTTTCTTTTTAAGAAATATGGCTAAAATGACTTGGTCAGAGATAGCTAGACTTATGAATAGAACACACGCTTCTATAATACATTATGCAAAAACAATAGAAAATTTAGTTGATATATATCCACATATCAAAGAAATGTTAACTGTAACATATAAATTATATGATCCATATAAAGATAAAATAACAACAACTGGATCAGATATGTATTTGGCTTTGTTAGCAGATAACGATAGACTTAGAAGAAAAGTTGAAAGAAATCACAATTTAATAATAGAATTACTAAACTTAGAAAAAAATGGCACAGAGAACAAAAAACAAAAAGATAAACATAGCAGGGCAGAAGTATAAAATACATGAAGATGTATATAAATACTTAGAAAATATTGCAAATGTATTACAGATGCACGAAATCGCTATGTTAGGCTGGGTAAAAAATTGTAAAGACAAAGAAGATAAACAGTATGAAAAAGAGTTTCAAGATTACATATTATCAATACCACACGCACAACAGACTATTAATCAAATGATTGAAGCAGATAAAAAACAAGAAGAATTAAAACAACAATCTGAAAAAAAGGTAGAGAAAGTTAAAGAATAAATTCTTAACTTTGTAACCTCTCCTTTTTTCTGCTTTCTTCTGGTAGGTTAGATAGTGAGTCCTTCGGGGCTCCTATCAGCCTGCTTAAAAATTAAATTATGGAATTAACAGAAAATAAATTAACACACAATAACTACTACAGTAGTGAACAATATATTTCTAACAGTATGTTAAGTCACATATCAGTATCTCCTGAATACTTTAGATTTATGATGGACAATCCACAACCATCAACACCTGCTATGAAATTAGGATCTGCAATACACATGAATGTATTACAACCAGAATTATTTAACGATCATTACGCTGTTTCTCCTAAGTTTGACAAAAGGACTAAACAAGGTAAAGAAGATTACAAAAACTTTGTTAACAACAACTTGCTCAAAACTATTATTAGTGAGTCTGATTTTGAAATAATAGAACAGGTAACTTTGAAATTAATGAAAGACAGAACAGTTAAATCTTTGTTACAACAAGGTGAACCAGAAAAAATAATTACATGGCATAACAAACATTATGATGTAGACTGTAAGGGTATGTTAGACTATTACAGACCTCAGGCTGATATGATAATAGATCTTAAAACAACTAAAGACTGTTCTTATAAAGGATTTATGAACTCTGTAAAGAAATTCAAATATCATAAACAAGCTGCGTTTTATATGGATGCTGTTAAAGCTTATAGGTTTATAATAATAGCTGTAGAAAAAACACCACCATTCGCTCTTAATGTATTTGAATTGTCAGATAATATGATAGACGAGGGTAGAGACATGTATAACCAAGAACTAGAAATATATCAATACTGTATGGAAACAGATAACTGGCCAGGTCCAGGATATGATCCTTTAGATCAGAACTCAGAAAGAACAATACATATATTAAGTAATAACTATGAAATCTAAATCAGTATTATTCGAAGGCGGGGTAGAAAAAATATCTACCCTTGCCGACGGTTCATTAAGAGTTCACATAGGTACACCTGAACTATCAGATGAAACTATGGTAAATCTATTTAAAATGAACAGAAAGACAGGATATGTATTACTATCACCATACCCTGTAAATAAAGACCAACAGGAGGCTGTAGAAAAAGCTAGTAGTTCTATAGAACATGAGTCTACAGAGTTTGGTAATAAAACACCAAGTCAAAGACTTAGAAATGTATTGTATGTACATTGGGAACAGACACAACCAAAACAAATTAATCCTGATAACGGACAATTAGAATTGGTTGAATTTGATTTATTTTACAAAAGACAATTAAACAAAATCGTAGAACATTATAAAACCAAACTAAACTAATGGCAGTAAAAAACTTTACATTTAAGGGTAATGGTAGAAAAAAACGCCCAGGAGTACACTCCAAAAACGCTAGTAGAAGTCAAACTAAATTTAAAAAAAAATATCGTGGACAAGGTAGATAAAAAATATAACAAATATTATTATG